GCTTACGCAGGCTCTAGATATAGACCCTCGTAATCAAGGCAGGCGTGAAAGTCGACGTATCGTTGACGTCCTTCAATCATTAGGTTGGAGACGACTTATCACTACACGTAAAGATCCGGTCACTGGTAAGTCCAAGTCAATTCGACTGTGGCAACGGCCTAAGGATGACCCGCTGCCTGATAGCAACATACTCAACGACTTTTAATCTCACTACATACTGATTTAGGTACTAATATGAAGACAACTGATATCAAACTTGGACTCCGTGTCCGTGTGCTTACGAATGGAATGACCGCATTGATTGTTGGCAAACCTGAGTACTATACACCCCGCGCAAAGCTAGTCCGAATTAAATATGAGAACAGTACTCGCTATGAGTATATGATTAATCACCAGCTTGAAGCACTTCCAACTGAAGAGCAATATGCAGATAACGGTGGTTCTTATGTAAAACCAGAAGGAGATTTCTAATGGCCGAAGCTCAGCCCAAGAAGCAACGAGGTGGACACGCATACGGCAGACGTGTCACTCAAATGTCTAACACTGCCGAAGAAGGTGAACTCTGTATCTACCACGGTCACTCACTCGGTAGATTCTCTACGCACTCAATGCGTTTCGATAGTCACCAAGCTTGTGTTCGATGCGTTGCTGGGGCTAGAGAAGGCCGCATCTCTTTTGACATCGACCGTTTGCTCAAGAAGCACAGGCAGAAAGCTTTGAAGTTCTGGGCAAGCGTAGAGATTGGTTCACCAGATGAATGCTGGGAGTGGAGAGGCTGTATCAACAAACGTACTAAGCAGCCTCAGTTTGCTTGGCGCAGGCCAGGCTTAAGTAGTTCAACGCAGCATCATCCGCAGCGTGTAGCGATGTGGTTTAGCTGGGGTGACCTCGGCTATACAGCAGTTAGAACAACGTGTGGTAACAAGTATTGTTGCAATCCGTTTCATTTGATTCCGCAAAAAGTTGGCGTCTTTGTTGACCAAGACAGCTATTACGAAAGCTTTGAACTAGCTTGCGAACTTCACACACTCAAGCAACAAGTCGCAGAATATGTGATGGAGAAAGCGATTAAAGAGCAAGAGAAGCTTTCTGAAATTGATAATTTAACTGAACGTGAAGCATTGATTCTCAACCCAGACACTCTTTATGGCGATAAGTTTGAAGCCGTGATGACTGATATTCTTGAAGGTAAGCACATCTCTCAAGCTAATGCTTTTAACTTAGGGTTGCACGATAAACCTACAGATCATTTAACTGAAGATGAAAACCCCACGGAAGACTATTAATTTACTTATCCTTATTAGAGAGTCATTGAACTATGTCTAGAAGAACAGATTTAATTAAAGAACTTATCGGCTCTAAAAAGTTTGGTAAGGAAAAAGAGCAAGAGCAGCAGTTCCTTATGGCTACTGCTGAACTGATTCTTTCTGATTTAATTGATATTGCTATCAGCGGAGTTCAAAAGCAAGGGGCTGGTTCCCTTGTAATCAATCTCATCAACGACTCTTCTGTCTTTATGTCAGGTCACGCTATAGAATTTGATATTCACGTAGCTGAACGAGAAGAAGACGAAGACGTGTTGACGTTCCTGCGTGGATTAATGGAGGAAATAGATACCAATGACTGGACTCAAAACGTGTTAATTACCTTAATTAGTGATGCTGGAACAAGAACATTTGCTGTCCAAGCAGGTAGGAGCCAAGAAGGCCTCCGAGCGCTCGCAGAAGAATTTAGAGGATAAGCTCAAGGCACAGGGGCTAAAGCTACCGCTTTACCCTACGCCTCAACTTATTGAACGTGCTCGTCAGGTGATGGGCAGTATTGACTATGACCCTACAGCTGATGCTGTACAGCAAGTCCTTGTCGATGCTACATCTGTACCTGGCATCGAAACAAACCCGTTGCAAGAGCACTGGCACGGTAACGTGTGGGTCTCTCCCAAAGGAGCTGTACGTAACACTAGGCTGTGGTTGAATAAGACTATCAACGAGTACCGTAACAATTACATCAAGAGCTTCGTATTCTTTACCAGCGCTTCTGAAATCATTCGTGCAACACCAGTCATCTGGGATTACCCAGTCTGCATTCCATTCAGACGTGTCAAACAGCTGAGAGCTACTCCTGGTGGCTTTGAATCTGTATGCCCTAGCACTTGGAATGTTCTCATCTACGGTCCACCACTAGAAACTACCATCAGCGATATCGATAAGATTACTTTGTTCTATAACACCTTTCGTGATGTAGGCAGAATTATCTATAACGAATACGCGGGAGATAACTGGGCTAAAGACCTGGAGTACTTTGAAGAGCACAGGGGTGACGTCTGATGTCAAAGAATATATCTAACAGCTATATGCTAACGATGCCTTCAGGTAATATCATTCATCCTTCTAGGCTCATTCATCGTGATGGCACACTGATGTGGAAGCACGCACTGCTCTACAACAATGTGCTATCAGTACCTAAAGATACTGCAGTAGAAATGCACATAATAAAAACTGCTCAGCGTCTTGAAGAACTGAACAGTTGGGTGTCTCTTAGTCTTGAGCCTTGGGAATGTTTAGTACCGCAGGCTTGGTATGTTCCTGATATCGACGAACTCTCTACTGGTATCTCGGTATATTTCAAACACTTCAGTAGCAGTTGTACAGATACTTATAAGCTTCTGCTTCCTCACATTCAAGACTATGAAACGCTTGACCTTAAGGATAACCAGCTATATTTTAAACGCTGCTGATAGCGCCCTATCGGGCGCTTTAATATCATAGCGAATCAATAAGTCGATTTAAATACCAGCGTGCCTTCTTCAAATCTTCTAGTGGATTATCTTTCAACCACACACGCAGCAAATACTTTAGTACTTGTCCGTGTAAGAAGCCGGCTGGCACACTTGGAGCATCTGCTACTGCTTCTTCAATAGTTACAATTGCTTCTTGAGTCCCCTTTGTGTAATGCGAAGGGTTCTCAACACGGTCATCCTCGACATCTTTTTCAATTGCTTTTCTAAAGCTAAAGACATTGTCAGGATAATCGTTCTCTTTGTTCCACATATCGTACTTCTCGTACTCACCTAAGAACTTTTCGTAATCCATATGTCTCACATTTATATATGTCACTACCTAATATAGGAGTAAATCGCTAATTATGTGAATATGCAGAGCCCAAAAGGTGACCCAACATACATTAAAAATAAAGAACTATATTTCATTAACCTCGCTAAAGCTGTAGCTGCAGCTTCCACACATCCCAAAGCTCCAGGTGGATGCATCGTCGTACGTGACCGAGAAATACTTGGTGACGGGCGCAGCATCCTGACACATAGCAAAGTAGAAGTTGACTGTGTTGCTTATGCAATTGCAGCAGCTGCTAAACGTGGCACGCCTATGGCAGGTGGCGTTCTCTACACAACTCGCTATCCATTCTCTGCATCTATCTTTCAGTGCCACGTAATGGGCATCAAAAAGATTGTTGTCCTTGCACACGAATGGGAGCCATATTACAAAGATGAGTTCAGACGTTCAGCACGATTAGCTAGAGAGCTATCGATTGCTATCGAACCATTCTTTGAAGACGAAGACCCAAGATTTTCTATAAACAAACACGATGACAAAAACATTGACGAAGAGCTCTACCCAGAAGCAAGTCCCAACACACCTGATGAATTTGATCCGCAATCCACTACCGACATCTACGATGACTAGTTACCTGTTTGACCTTGAGAGCACTGGCCTACTGCGACGTGGTTCGACTATCCACTGCATTGTGATGCGTAACTTGTCACAAGCTGAAGCACCTGAGGTGTTTGATTACAAGCCAGAGCGAGCTATTATTCAGGGTGTGAAAGCACTTGAACGTGCTGATGTACTGATTGGACATAACATCATTGGCTATGACATCCCACTCATCAAAGAGCAGTTCCCTGACTTTGAGTTCCAAGGTGAACTCATTGACACGCTTGTACTCAGCAGGCTGTTCTACCCACACATCATCGACCGTGACTATGAACGCAGACCAGCAGGTATGCCTCAGAAGCTCTACGGTCGTCACTCACTAGAGGCGTGGGGTTACAGGCTCAAGTGCTTCAAAGGTGACTTCGGTAAACACGAAGGCAACTGGGCTGAGTACACACCAGAGATGCTTGACTACTGCATTCAAGATACTGCAGTCACACTCAAACTATACGAACTACTTCAGCGGAGGGCTAATGACTATCAATGATTATATGAAGCTTGAGATGCGTATGGCTGAGCTGATGTCACAGCAAGAAGCTAGTGGCTTCCGCTTTGATATGGATGCAGCTACACGTGTGCGAGCTGAGCTTCAGCAAGAGTTCGACAACATCACTAAACAGATACTGTCTGTCTATCTCTATGTACCTGGCAAAGTCTTTACACCTAAGCGTGCTGACAAGAAGAAGGGCTACGTAGCTGGTGCTCCTATGACTAAGCTGCTTGACTTCAACCCGACGTCACGTCAGCACATCGCCTGGGCACTACAGACTTTCCGTGGTGCTCGTTTCACTAAGGTTACTGACACTGGTAAGCCTAAGGTTGATGAAGCAACTATCTCTGAGGTACGTGACAACGCACTGTCTCAGGGCAACCAGTTGCTCCACGACGAGTGTGAGATGTTCATCAGGCTGCTTACCCTACAGAAGTGGTTAGGTCAGCTCTCTGAGGGCACCAACAGTTGGTTCAACACCATCGAAGACGATGGCTGTATCCATCACAGCTGCTCGCTTGCTACACAAACTGGGCGTAACGCGCACCGTGGTCCCAACCTCGGACAAGTTGTGTCTGCACCGTGGGCACGTGAGCTGTTTATCCCACACCCTGGGATGGTGATGGTTGGTGCTGACCTTGAGGGACTAGAGCTTCGGTGCCTTGGTCACTATCTCAGTCCTTGGGACGAAGGTAACTTTGCTGACGTTGTCATCAACGGTGACATTCACCAGCAGAATGCAGACCGTGTTGGTTGTACACGTAAAGAGGTCAAGACTATCACGTATGCGTTCATATATGGTGCTGGTGACCAAAAGCTTGGACATAGCTTGCACCCTGAGCTTTCTGATGCTCAGAAGAAACAGCTTGGTGGTGAGCTTCGACGTAAGTTCCTTGACGCTATCCCTGGACTTGAGCCACTGATTGATGCAGTCAAGCAACGTGTTCGTAAGTCTGGTCGCTTGCGTGCTCTTGATGCCCGCCCTGTCTTCTGTAAGGCAGAGCACGCGGCATTAAACTACCTTCTGCAAAGTGCTGGTGCGATTTTATCTAAAAGATGGTGTGTCATCGGCCAAGAAATGCTTGATGAAGCAGGGCTTACATACGACCGTGACTACACCCGCTGTGCATACGTGCACGATGAGGTGCAGCTCTCTGTCATCCCTGCTGAAGTTGACCGTGTCAAGCAGCTGTTAGAAGCAGCGGCTCCTGCAGCTGGTCACTACTACAGCTTCCGTGTACCTATCACTGCTGTTGCAGATAGTGGCGAGAACTGGGCGAGCACGCATTAAGTTCGCCGTGAACCAGCGATTTCAACTACCATTAAGTTATGAAACGCTGGTTTGCCCGATATAAACAATGCCTCGCTCTAAGTAGATGGCCAATCATTTCTCCTGAAGAAATTTTATTGAAAGAGCAGCGTGAAAAACTTAACCGTCTATACGGCAAATAGTTCGCCGTAAACAATAGTATTCGTTTATACTAAAACTATCGTTCATCCCTCACGGGACGCAAGTAAGCTAACGCTGAAGGAACGGGAAATCACACACATTACTGGAGATTTCCAATGACTAACATCCAA